CGATCAGTCGGACATACCAGTCGGAGGCTGTGCGACACCCAATGTCATACATCAGTAATCGGCCGTTCACGATCACCTCGACGCAACTCGTCATACCCACGAGTGTTGATCAGGTCTTTCCTTGCTGTCAAGCATTATCTACTAGTAGGCAGGAATTCTTTTTGGTAAGCTAGACCCATGAAGTACAGCGCGGAGGAAAAGGCGGTGCTCCGGCGGTTCGCCCAATCGGGCGGGAAGGCCCGCGCCAAGGCCCTTAGCCCAGCCCAGCGCGTGGCCATTGCCAAACAAGGTGCGACCGCCCGTTGGGCTAAAGTCAAAAAGCTGACACCTTCGGCACTTACGGAACTGTAAGGCCAGCGCCCGCCCACGCGCTGTCGCTCTCAGATGACAGACCCTGCACACGCCACAACCTGCCCACCATCCTTCGCCTACGCGCTCGACCTTCAGGACCACAGAGACATACAGACACCACACATCCCTAACTGTTAATCTCTCCTTGCTGCGCCAAGACAGTTGCTCATGCGAAACCAGTTGCCCAAATTGCCCTACAAGATGGGCGGTCGCCGCAAGGGCACACTTAACAAAATCACTCAGGATATTCGCGGATTAGCCCAGCGAATGATTAGTGATCCGGCCTATGTGATTGCGCTTAACAAGCGGATGCGCAAGGGCACGGCTGGCGCGATTGAACTGCTAATTTGGCACTACGCCTACGGCAAACCAGTTGAAACGACCCGGCTGATTGGGTCATCTGGGGGAGCAGTTCAGATCAAGGTCGTGCATGAGCACCACGAAGACGCCAAGCCGATTGACGCGCAAGTCATTGATACGCAGCAGGTTACAGGCAATACCGTGCCGTGGTTCCAACGGCCAGTGATACGTGATCCCAACGACAGCCTGCCCGCCCTCATCGCTCCTTCTATAAAGGATAGAGAGCCTGACACGACCTCACCCGACCCGACCGACGCAGACGCTGACGAGACCGAGCACGTGTCGTGACGCTATGTGTATGCGTACACAGGACTTGCGTCGGCCACACCAATGGATCGAGATCGCCAGCGGAAACGCAGACCACCGTTGCATTTGGCGGCGCGGCGCAGCGCGTGACGGCTACCCCCCTATCCCATTCAAAAATGAGTTTAGGGGTGAAAACGCAGCTAACCCTATGTGCGGTAACGACTTAACCCTGATTATCCCTGTATATAAAAACTCAGGTGATGGCTACTTGGTTGTAACGACGTTTTTGAGAAATCCTTAGGAAAAGGCTCATGTTGCCACCGGCGGGGAAGAATGGGGTTCGGGAACATCGGATGGTGTGGCGGGGGCCGATTTCCCGCTTCATGCGGGATGAGAGTCCGGAGATTGATTTGGAGGGGGCGCTGTCGTGTCTGACGCCGTGGACGGAGGTGACCACGGGTCGCGCCACGCGCCAGCTCTCAGAAATGCTTCAGGCGGAAGCATTCGATGTACGGGCATGGGACGGTGGCTGTCGACGAACCACGCGAGCCGGGTCAATATTTCTGAAGGGCATCCAGTCAGCGTTTCGGCTGCACTTGGACACTGGTCAAGTGTTTGAGGCGACCGATACGCACCGGGTATTGACGGTCGCGGGGTGGCTTTCACTCGGGCAGTTAATTCGTGGCGCAAGTGGTCAGCGTTACTGGCAAACACCGCAAGGTTGGAGGGCCAGTTGTGATGGGGATGATTGTCTCGGTGATGGACGACTTCCATGGGCGTTAGGTAGCGACCGAGGACGAGTTCGGCGATCAGGTGATGTTCGGCGACACTCCGACCGCCGCGTTTGGCTCGAGGATGAAAGGGCGCCCAGATTTCAATCGTCGCCCATTTCCCCAGCCGTCGTCCATTCTTCCAATTGGCATGGGCTGAACCTTGCGCGCCTCGTCGCGGCCTATCCAGTCCCCAGAGGTTTATCCGACGCCGGATGGTATTCCGTGAAATGTCCAACTGGGCGCAAATCTGGCGGTGGGTCTGGCCAGCGTTTATCAGGCGGGTTAAGACCTCTCGGTCAACGGGTGGGATGGATCGCATCGGTCACCTCTCATATGCCCCTTCAGGGCGGTAGGCGCATTGTAGGTGTCGAGCCGTTGGGTGTCCAGCCGATTCTGGACTTCCACGTACCTGGGTGGCACAACTACGAGGCCGTAGGTGTCATTCATCACAATAGCGGGAAGACAACCGCCTGCTTATGGAAGGTGTGGACGAGTCTCCGGGAGCACCCTGGGATCTTTTGGTGGATTGGGCGGTATGGGGATGGGGAGACGCAGACGAAGGTCAGGCCAGCCTTCGAAGAGGTCTGTCAGCAAGCGGGGGATGTCCCGGACTGGAATGCGAAGGAGTTGTGTTACGACTTCCGGAACGGGAGCAAGTGTTATGCGTATGGGCTGAAGTCACCGGATGTCTTGAGTCGGTATTCGAAGATTCGCGGCATGGGGGTGTCGGGGATTTATCTGGACCAGACCGAGGAGTTGCCCGAGGACTTCAGTCTGGAGTTGAGGCTGCGTCTTCGCCAGCCGGGCTTTCCGCATCAGTTGATCTTCAGTCCGAATCCGCCGAACGTGACGCATTGGTTAGCGGAGCAGTTTCCGGAGGACAACACGACGCCCGGACGGCAGTACTACGCGATTGCGATTCACGACAACGCGCACAATCTCCCGTCGCACCTCATGGAAGCCGCGCTTCTGAGTTATCCCCCGGAGCATGCGAAGCACCGGAGCGTCATCCTTGGGAAGCGGGGCGTGAACGTGACTGGGGTGCCGGTCTATAAAGGGGCGTTCCGTCGGTCCGTCCATGTCGGGGCGGTGGAGTTCAACCCGGCGGCGGTCCTCTATGTGGGGTTGGATTTCGGCAAACATCATCCCTGCGTGGTCATGGCCCAGAGGCCGTATGGGGGCGGGCTTCATCTGCTGGGCGGTCTTCTCGGAAAAGACCTCTTTCTGGATGACTTCATGCCGATTGTGAAGAACACGATCATGCGGTGGTTCGGGCCGTGTCCGATGGGGATTGAAATGTGCTGTGACCCGGCGGGGAGTCACCAGAACAGTCAGGGGGCGAGGTTTACCGGGGTGGAGATGGTCCGACGGTTTGGGTTTAGTCCCTCCTGGCGGAAGGATGCGAACGCCCCGGATGTGAGGGCGGGCGCCATTGAAGCCTTGGTCGCTCATATGCGTCGGCGGATTCCGACCGGCGAGTCCTTGATCGTGAATGAGGAGCCCTCCCGGTGGCAGTTGGTCGATTTGACCGGGCCGAGGAACGAGCCCTTCCTCGCGGATGCGTTTGAAGCCGGGTATGTCTGGGACGAGCACATGGTGAGTGTGGGGAACAAGCAGATTCGGAAGCCGAAGAAGGATGGGTGGTTTGAGCACGGGATGAACGTGGTGGAGTACTTGGAGTTGACGTTCGGGGCGGATCGACCGACGGAAGAACAGGCGGCCAAAGAGGACCGTGAACGGAGCCGGGTTAGGCCCGAGGTTCCCTACGTCCATTGGTCGGCGCAGTAGCTAGCATGCTATCCTTTCGGCCCATGAGCGAGGCCTTGCGGGAAGCCGTGTATCAAGCGGCGATTCAGCAGATGAAGCGCGATGGCGGTCGTTGAGACGTTCGTGGGTCTGTTCGTCGCCCTCGTGGCCATGTCCTTCGCCCTTGATACCCTCGTGGACTGGGCGTTGAAGCGATGAGGGTGCCGCACTCGGAGTGGGACCGTCTATCCTTTATGTATGTCCCCGGCGAGATCGTGGCGTGGACGATCCGCACATGGGAGAACGTGGCGCTGAAGCACGCGATTTTGAAGGTCGAAAGGAAACGCCGTCATGCCCAAGTTTCTCGAAGACAAATTGAAGGCGGAATACCCCGATAACCCCCATGCGGTCTACGGCACGATGAACGCCATCGGGGCCATGCACGGGAACAAAGAGACCGCCAAGGGCCGCGAGATGGAAAAGAAGCACGCCAAGAAGATGGCGGGCGAGAAGCTCGGCTCCGGCTCCCACGGTTTCATGCGCCACGGCGCAAAGAAGTACTAGATGTCCCGCCTGACGATGCAAGCGCGTCGGAATCTGCCCAAGAGCGCCTTCGCCGTGCCTTCAAAAGCCCCCGGCCCCGGCAGCTATCCCATCCCGGACGCCGCCCATGCGAAAGCCGCCGTGGGCCTCGCCGCCATGCACCACGCGGGACCGGCGGTACAGGCGGCGGTGCATCATAAGGCCAAGACCAAAGGCGTGGGGCAGAAGTTGGGCTCCGGCAGTCACGGCTTCATGCACCACGGGGCTAAGAAGTACTAGATGGACCCCAAGATTCAGTTTGGCCAGCGCATCACGGCCTTGGTGACCGCGTTCCACGTGGAACACGGCCGGTATCCCGATTGGATTCTGACGAATACGAAGACCAAGGCGCTGATCCCCGGTCAGCGTGTACGGAAGTGGAAGGCGGACGAGACCTTGCCTGACGGATTGGTGCGAGTCGAGTAATGGCCTACGCCAAGATCACCGACGATTCCTCCGAAGACGGTCCCATCAAAGATGACGACCTGAAGAAAGAACATCGTCAGGCGCTCGGGAAGTTCCGGGCCTCAGCCTCGTTCTTTACCCGCCAGCGCGAGCGGGAAATGCAGGATCTCAAGTTCGTGGACTTTGGCGAACAGTGGGACGCGCAGGTTAAGACCCAACGGCAAGGCAATCAAGCCGTCGATGGCCTCCCGATTACCCCGCCCAGACCGACCATCACCGTCGATCAACTCCGCGGCCCCTGTCTCCAAGTCGCCAGTATCCGCCGTCAGGCCGATATTGCCTTGGAGTTTGTCGCCAAAGGCGGCGGAGCGACCGATGACGTGGCGGAAGCCTTCGAAGACATCGCCAGAGCGATTCAGCAGGATTCCCGCGCAGACATTGCAAGGAACTGGGCCGCCGACCGGGCGGAAAAAGCCGGGATGGGCTGGTACCGGATCGACACCGAGTACTGTCTGGACGGCCCGGATGCCGATGACCCGGCGGCCTACGACCAGCAGATCGTCTACCGGCGCATCCTCAACCAAGCGTCGGTCTACCCCGATGCCTTAGCGCAGGAACCGGACTTCTCGGACGGCAAGTGCCTCTTTGTCACCGAGGACATGCGCTGGGAGGACTACAAGGATCAGTACGGCAAGTCCTATCTGGCGAAACGGGGCGATGGGGATTCTGACCTCCTGACCGCGATTGGCGATGAGCACAACGAATGGGTGTTTGACGCCGACGGGGAAGACAGCCGGGCCGGCAAGACCGTCCGGGTGGCCGAGTACTGGGAAGTGGTCGAGACCTTCAAGACCAAAGTGACCTTACTGGACGGGTCCACGGCCTTCACAGAGGATGTGGACGACAAGACACTCATCGATCCCGCCGGGCCAAAGCGGAAGATCAAGACCCGGAAGGTCATGTGGTCGAAGATCAACGCCGTCGAGTACCTAAACGAACCCCAAGAGTGGGATGGGGCGTGGATTCCGATTGTCCCGGTGATTGGCGAGGAATCGAACGTCAACGGCGAACGGCGATGGGCGGGGATCGTCCGTCCGGCCCGAGACGGCGCGATTGCCTACAACGTCATGCGCTCGGCCATCATCGAAGCGATCGCCTTGGCGACCAAAGCCCCCTACATGGGGTACTGGAAGTCGATTGAGCGGTTTCAGGACTGGTGGAAGCAGAGTAACGTCCGCAACCTGTTCATATTGCCGTTGGACGAAGCCTACGACAAGAACGGGCAGCTACTCCCGCCTCCGACCACCAACGTCAAGAGCCCGGTCATCGACGCGATGGTCATTGCCGCCAATCAGGCGCAGGCCGATGTCCGAACCGCCACCGGCATTTCTGCCGTGTCTTTGGGCGAGATCGACCCGCAGCACCGCTCAGGGGCGGCCATCAAAGCCCTTCAGGGGCAGAGTGAGCAGGGGAATGGGATCTATCTCGACAATCTGAAGCGGATTTCGATTCCGTATGAGGGGAAGATCCTCAAGGACTTGATTCCGAAGATTTACGACCGTCCGGGACGGATCGTGGCCGCGCACGGCAAAGACGACCAGCGCCGTCAGGTCATGCTCAACCAACCGTTCACGATGCAGGGCAAAACGCCTGTCGCGGTGCCGTCCCAGCCACCGCCTCAGCCGATGCCGGGAATGCCGATGAACGGCGCTCCGCCGATGCCCGGTGCCCAAGCGCCCATGCCGCCCGGAGCGCAACTGATCGACCTCACCAAGGGCGAATACGCCGTCACCGCTATCGTCGGCAAGTCCTACCCGACGCGGAAGAAGGAAGCCGCCGATTACATCGGCAACATCCTGCAGGCGACCCCACCGGAATATGCGATGGCGCTGACCCCGGCGCTCTTGGAAGAACAGGACTATCCGGGCGCTCAGCGGATTGCCGAGATCGCGAAAAAGGTCTTGCCGCCGAACATCCAAGCGGCCTATGCCGAACCGGGCTCGGCCCCTGATCCGGTCCAGATGCAGGCGCAGATTCAGAAACTCACGTCCGACTTGCAAGCGGCCACTCAGGCGCTCAATAGCAAGCAGATGGAGACGCAGGCCAAGATTGAGGTCGCGAACATTCAGGCGTCGTCCGGCATCATGAAACAGCGGATTTCGACCGCTGGCCAGATGACCGTGGGACTCGCGAAGGTCGATGCCGAGAACCAGCGGTCGTTTGCCGACGCCTTTGAAGCCCGTCTGGCGCATGACGAGGGTTTCCGGTTCGAAGTCGCCAAGATGCACGCGCAGATTGCCTCGGATCATGCGCTGCAGGGCAAAGACAACACGCACGACATTGCCTCAATGGCGCTTCAGCATCAGCACGAGTCGGATCTGGCCGATCAGCAGCATCAGCACGCGATTCAACTCGCCACCACGCAAGCCGCACTCGCCCCGGAACCGCAAGCGCCTGCCGAAGGAACGCCCAATGGCTGATACCGAAGTCCTCGTCCCCGATACCACCCAGCCCGCTCAGGATTTCGAAAAGGGTTGGGAGACGCATACCGAAAAGTTTGCGGAACAAGCGGACGCGATGGGGTCGCAGCCGGAGGCCCAGAACGAGCCTACGGGGACGATCACGACGGCGGATCAGCGAGATGAAGCCGGGAAGTTCAAGGCCAAGTCTGACAAGGCCAAGCACAACCCGGTGAAGCGCATGTTGGAGGCCACGGCGAAGGAAGCCGAGGCCAAAGCCCTCTATGAGACGGCGCAGGCGCGGATTAAGGCGCTAGAGGACGAAAACACCAGTCTGAAGCGTCCGCGCACCGAAGAAGCTCGTCCGGAAGCCAAGAGCGAGGCCAAAGCGGAGCCCAAGGAACCCATCGCCGGGTTTACCCGTCCGAGGCCGAAGATCGCGGACTTCCTCACCGTCGAAGAACAGGGCTTGGACCCGTTTGAGGAATGGAACGATGCGCTGATTGACTGGAAAGAGGAACAGCGCGAGGCCAAGAAGGAATACACCAAGCAGCAAGAGACCTTCCGGTCCACGATGCAGACGGCGGCCGACCGCATGGACGAGGCGAGGACGGGACAGCCAGATTTCAAGGCGTTAGAGCAGGCCGCTGACCAGACGGTGCGGTCGGCGGGGTTCCTCGTATCAGACGGACGCGGCGGAAAAGTTCCTGGCCTGCCTCCGGCACTCTTGACAGCTTTAGCGCATTCAGAGCATATTGTCAGCCTCACGCGACACTTCGGGACGCACCCGGAAGTGTTGTCTCAGTGGATTCGGGAGACTGCGGCACTCCCGGCATCCGCTGCCACAGTGGTGCAACGAGGGCTCGAGTCTCTCGTGTCGGCGGGGACGGGTGGAGCGAAGCCCGATTCAGTCGTCCCGGCCAGAGCCGCAATTTCCAAAGCGAAACCGCCCATTGATCGGGTTGGCGGCTCCGCGAGTGCGACCCAGAGTGATCCGGACGATCTGCCCTTTGAGGAGTTCGTCAGGAAACGCTAAGCGGGTCGTGACGCTGAGAGCGTATGTCCAACACACTGATCACGCCCAACTGGGTGCTGAAGCGCGTCGGTAAGCTCGCCATCAACAACCTCAAGTTCGCCAACAACGTCGATCGCTCGTACGATGACGAGTTCGTGCAGAGCGGCGCGAAAGTGGGCGACACCATCAATCTGCGTCTTCCCCAGCAGTACCAGACGACCAAGGGGCAGGCGTTCCAGCAACAGGCGGTCACCGACCGCATTGTGCCGGTCACGCTCACGGATCAGGCGAACGTCGGGATTTCGTTCTCCAGCTTCCAGATGACCGTGGACGTGGACGACTACATGGGCCGCTACATCGAGCCCGCAGGCGTCCAACTCGCGAACACGATGGACCTCGACGGTCTGACCCGTGTGGCGCAGCAGATTTACAACGTCGTCGGCACGCCGGGCACCTTGGCGACCGACAACGCGACCTATCTGGCGGCCAACACGCTCCTGTCGGGTCTTGCGTGTCCGCCGGAACGGTTCGTCATCACGTCGCCGGATCAGCAGGCGGCAATCACGGCGGCGAACTTCGCGCTGTTCAACCCCACGAACACCATCGGGGACAGCTTCGAAACCGGCGTGTATTCATCGAACACCCTCGGCTTCCGCAAGTGGTTCTGGGATCAGAACGTCGCCAACCACACCAACGGCAACTTCATCGGCACCCCGCTCGTCATGGGCGCGAACCAGACGGGTTCGACCATCACGATTGACGGGTTCTCCGGTGGCGCGACCGTGCGCGTGGGGGACCGCTTCACGATGGGCGCCTCGGCCATCACGGCGGCCTCGACGGGCGTGTTCTTCGTCAACCCGCAGAACTATCAGGGTCTTCGCAGCCTCGGCACCTTCGTGGTGACGGCTCCTGCGACCGAATCAGGCGGCGCGATGACGATCAACATCAGCCCGTCGATCATCACCGCCGGGCAGTTGCAGTCGGTGACGGCCTCGCCCGTGGATAACGCGGTCGTGACCTTCATCGGCGCGGCCAGCGCGGTCGGCCAGCAGGCGATTGCCTGGACGAAACAGGCCGCCGTCATGGTGATGGCGGATCTGGTCATGCCAGAAGGCGGGGCCATCGGCGAGCGCATCTCCAGCAAGCCGCTCGGGTTCGCGCTGCGGTTCGTCAAGCAGTTCAACATCCTCAGCGACCAGAACTTGGCCCGCGTGGACTGTCTCTACGGATGGCGTGCGTATCGTCCGGAGTGGATGTCAATCATCTACGGCTAACCCCGTAGACAACTTTCTGAGGACAATCACATGGCATTGACATCAACGACTCTCAGCGCGGCCAAGGCGTCCGGTGATCTGGCGATTGCGGTGGCTTCGGCTGCCGGATTCGCCGTCGGGAACGTCATCCGCATCGACAACGAGTTCCTGTACCAGC